TATCAGATTGAACTGAAAATGCTGTTGAGGTTGATGCAGTTCCTGCTGTAAATGTGAATGAGGACCCAGCCCCAACTGGTCTATGCGTCATTATTCTTATAATACATTTATTAGTTATTTATAAATTTTTAATTACAACATTACTATACAGACACCACAGTCACGATAGCAGATGGTATTGCAGGTACAACTCCATTTACAGAACGTGCTAGAATTTGAGTGTGAATATCGGTGGTACTCCACATAAGTTCATAATGATCATTTGCATCCGCAGATACTACATAATTCCAAGCAGTAACTGTTTCTGATGAAGTTCCTTGAACCGCAACTTCTCCTGCACTATTTGGAACGTTCACTCCGTTTTTTCTCAACCAAATATAAACGTGTGCAAGCGAACCTTGTGACTTATCAATCTGTAATGAAAACTGAATATTATAAACACCACTATTTGCAACAACAATATGAGAACTATTTGCTATTGATACTTGATTTGAGATGTCTGTAGTATTTAATGCGATTGCCTGATAAGTATTAACTCCAACAGCAGTTTGGGTTGTTGTGTCAAAAAAACTACCATAATATCCGGTGACTATACCACTTATATTTCCAGAATTTATAGTAACAAATTCTGAAGTATTTGAAGAAGAGTTCCATTGTAAAAACTTATCATTATAGGAGTTTGAGTTAGTGGCAACTCCAACAACATCATCCAGGTATCTTAGACGAGTTTCACCACCCCCACCTAATGTAGAAAGTTGTTGTTGAATACGATTGATAAAAAGACGATAATGTTTTTGGAGATCATCAAGTGTTACAAACTTTTGATCTAATGGAGTAAGTGGATCTTTTTGAACTTTAGTTACAGATGGTTCAGAGAGAAGTCCTAAAGATTTTTCTATGAGAGATGATTCTTCTTTAGTCTCTTCTAAAATATTATCTACGATTTCTTGAACTTCTTCAATAACATCTTCTACAACTTCTCGTATTTCTTCTATCGGTTTTTCTTTTACTATATCAGAATATAACCAACTTTCAAATACTTCTAAAGTTTTTTCTTCTTTTTTCTTTTTAATTTTAGTCTTCTTTTTTAGAGTTGTTACCTCTTCAAAAATAGAATTTAAATTTATGTCTCCGACAATGGCATCAAATTCTTCTTTCCTTTTCTTTTTGTCTTCTGCTACGACTTTAAAAAAGTCAGATAATTCTGCCATTAGTCATCAATCTTCTTCAGATTCTTCATTTTCGCCAAATATAGAACTTGCTACCACAGGGCGAAAAGCATCAATTCTTTCTACAGATTTTGAGAAGAGTAAGTCTTTAATTTTATCACTAATCTGTGATGGTGATTGATCAGCGGCAATCATATCCATTAAATCATCCATTTTTTAATACATTAAGTTGGAACTGAATCTATTTATATCTCCCCACCCTTAGGAAGTTCTGCAATTTTTCCATCTGCTTTTGTTGCATTTCCCTGACTATCAATATTCGGTTCCATAACTGGTTTACCTAAATCCATTCCAGGTGTAGGTGGTGCATTTGGATCCATTGGAAGTCCAGTCTGTGGATCAATTGGTTGATTTGGGTCGGGAATAATACCATCCTTGATTTCTCTCTTCATAATTTGGTCTTGCTCAATAATCTCTTGATCAGTTTGACGAAGAATTTTTCTACGAAGATAATCTTGTGAAAAATATTTGCCAACATATGGTTCAGCAACCTGAATCATATTTAATCTTTCATTTAGAAGTTCAGCATCCTTGAGTTCAGAGAAGTGATTATCATACAGAAAGTCAAATTGAATATGCTCATCCATTATTGACCAATCTTCTGGAGTAATAATGTTCTTAAGAATTAATTGAGTTCTCAACATATCACTAAACATCGCCGAGAATCTCTTTCTCAAACGAGCAACAAATTTGGTAAACTTAACTTCGTCACGTAGAATTTCTGATGAACGTCCAAGATTAAATCCACCTTCACCATCCATTCTTGATGGAGGTACATTCAATGAACGATAAAGTTTTTTCTTGAAATATTCAATGTCGGTGATTTCTCCAAGATTTTGTCCACCCGGAAGAGTGGTGATTTCTGTTCCTCTACCACCTTCTCTACGAGGTAACCAAAAGTCCTCAAGCATAGCCATAAACTTTTTATCATCACGAATTTCTCCGGTTGCAGAATCATATACTTGCTTGTTACGATACCTCATCATCACATCACGAAGATATTGCTCTGCCTTTACCTTTGGGAGATTACCAACATCAATGTAGAAAATTCTTCTTTCAGGAGCCCTTGAGTTGTGTACTATAATGCCATTAGCGACAAAGTTGTGCTTCTCATGAGAAACTTCAATATCATAAACTTCTTCAACTTCTTTAATTTCAATTTTTTGAATCTTTTCAAATTTTGGAAGTTCATATTCACTCAGATATAATTCCCAACACTCAGATTCTGGCATAGTTCTTTCAACTTGTTCATAACCAACAATTCTAGTTTTTGATGGGCGAATTCTATGTCTAATATGTCCGGAACAAAGACCGATAGAAGTCCAAATTTCTTTGATGTCTTCAATGAGATTTTTATTTGCAAGAGAGATTTCGCATGAGAATCCACTTACAAGATCTTTATAATGACCATCGGCATCTAATAGTCCAAGAATTAGTTCTTTCTTGATATTATCTGGTGAAGTAAAAACCCAATCGGGAATTCTTTTATTTTTTGATCCATTAACAAAACCCAATTTACCCAATAGTTCTGCAGCAAGTGTATTTGAAGATGTATAGTTGCTATACTTTCTCTTTGAGTTTATTCTTATACATTTTCCAAAGAATTTTTCCATTAACTTGGAATAATATAGATTTTGAATTTCATCCTCACCTTCGGCAAAAGTTACACTGTATCTGCTGACAGATCCATCACCCAAAAGGAATCCAAATAGTCTTGCAAATTCTTCATCAATATAATCTGGAAGATTTAGACTATTTGTGCAGAAACCCGTATACTTTTCATCAAATTCAATATCATTAAGAATATTAAGTTCTCCTTGCAGTAGAGCAACACTAGAAACTTCTAGTGATTGTGATCCATATAGGAAATTTCTAATACTACTCTTGTTTATTTTTGTAGTTTCTGAAAGTTCTTGAATTCTATCTTCTTTTCCTTGAATTTTATAAGAAGACCAAACAGAAGTATCCTTTAGTGTATAAGACTTTTCTCTAACCTCTGGGAATGATGTTAGAATATTTGTTTCTTCTGGTTTGATATAAGTCAGATGATGTCTTTTTGGTTCAAGATCTTTAATAGGAACATACTTAACATCCTTTGCCACATTATCAAAAACTAAAATTGGATGAGTATCTGTACCAATAACATCGTGATGCTTAGAAGAAACTTTATATGTTTGCTTAATACCAGTCATCCACTTGTTAGATACCTGAGTCTCTACAAGTTTATCTACAGTGTTATCATATGTATATACCGTATCACCAACATTAATGTTTTTGATATATGAATATCCTTTATTTGTCTTTACTCTAGTATCTCCAACAAGGCATAGACGATAAATTACCAAAGAATCTTCAATCATTCTCAATTGATTGAGAGACTTGATTGCCTTATGAAGATATGAAAGCGTTGACCCCTTATTTCTATCTACAAGACCGGAAGTGCAATATGCAATGGAATCTTTTGACATCTTGATTCCTTGACTTGAACCACCAAGAGCTCCAGGTGCAGGAGTTCCTGTTGGATAAGTCATCTTTGGATTGTAAACAAAGTATTCTTCAATTTCAGGAAATTCAAAATCCATTGGATTATCAACAGTCCTGGATGAAATCTTATACTTATCGCTTTCTTTTTTCTTTGCCTGTCGTACATAACGCATTTTCATTGCGTCAATGTATCTAAATTCTTGAATACCTGCTTCTGGATTTTTGAGATCAATTACCTTATGATAATAGAGTCTTCCATCAATATACCAATTTCTATAAATTTCGTGAGATTTTTTATCAAAATCTAGAAGTTCTAAAATATACTTAAACTCTTCTCTAATTTTCTTCTTAATACCGTCACTTGCATTTAGATTTGAGAGTTCAATTTGTACAGGAGAATCGTTAGCATCACTCACGATTGCTTCATTTACAATATCTTCAATTGCACTATCACATTCTGGATGAAGTGCCATTTCCCGATATCTTTTGATTAAATCAAATTCAGTCCTATAGACTCCTTCAATATCAACATACGAACCAAAAAACCCACTACTCAAATAATGATCTACGGAATCCTCACTATTGGGGGGAACCGGAGATAGAGTAGTGGGTGACAGTGCTTCAGTATCCTCAATAGAGAATCCAAACAATTTTGCCATAATCAAATTCTAATTTATTTCTACTATTTAGCAGTTAAATTATGGGGTAGTATAAGTATCTTAGGTTTTGGTACTGGGGGCCCAGTATTGAACCTGGAATTCTACAGTAAATTCTTCAATTGCATCTGAACTATCATACGATAAGTCAATTGCAGAGACACTTGTTGGAAAAATGTCATAAAATTTGTAACTTTTAGCAGACTCAAGTCCGGCAGTTGATGTTTTTCCTTGGTCAGAAGCCTTTCTTTTGAGTTGATCTACTTGTGCATTTACCATATAAGATTTTGGTTCAGTAACACCACTACCATCCTGATACTGACCAATAAATTGCATCCACTCTTCCATTGCTTCTCTAATTTGGAAATTGGTATCGTTAATAACGGTGATCTGCCAAGGATCAAATGTTCTTTCTCCCGCTACCTTAAAAACTCTTCCTCTAAATGGAATATCAACATTTCCAATATTTGATGCAGGAAGAGCTGCCGATTTGCATAATATTTTGAAGTCTGTATAAAAATTTGTTGGTGGGGTATATCCCGCAATTGTAGGTAGGGTTAACGATACTTCAAATAGATTGGCGCGAGCTCCGCCCCCTGTGAGTGTTGATTTAAAATCTGAAAGACTGTGTGCCATTTGTGAATTCTCCTTTTAATTTATTTATTTTAAATCAAACAGTTCCAGCAACTTCTTCAAAACTAACACCAGTGCGAGTCGCAACAAAAGTGAGAGTTACATAATTAATTGATTTGGTTGGTTTTAGGTAAATATCAGCACGGAATTCATTATTATCAATCACACCAGGAGTGTTATTTGTTGTATCACAAACAACGAGAAATCCATAAAGACCTCTTTTTGCTTCTACATCACGAAGATATGGTTCAACAATGTTTCTAAAGTTTGCTCTAGTCAGTTCGTCATTGAGTTCAAAAAGTTGAGCATTTGCTGCTTTTTGAAGTGCTTGTTCAATTGTAAGAAACAGACGACGAACGTTAATAAAATTAAATGCAGATGCGTATCCAAGAGCAGTCTTATCTCCAAGAAGAAGAGTACCCACTCCAGGTTGAGTGATAATAGAATTAACTCTTAATGGATAGAGTTTATCTCTTTGTTCCTTTGAAGGATTGTATGCAAGTTTGATTGCATTATTCAGGATTCCTCTCTGCTGTCCTGCAGGAGAGAACCATGGATATGCGGTAATGTTTGTTCTACACATTAAACCTGCAATATCAGCATTGCAAGGAACATATCGGAACAGATTATTGAATCTATCATATGTGTACTTATATCCACTATCAAAGACCGCATAAGACGATGAAGGAAGTGAACTGAAGAATCTGATCAAATTGGTGGTTTGAGTATCAGTATTGGTAATATTTACTAGGTTTTCCCTATGAGGACCGATCACTGATACACAATCCTTTCTCAATTCTGCAATTGAGATTAGACTATTTGCTTTTGCTTGTGAATCCGATTCATTGGTTAGACCAGGACCCATAATTAAATAATCTACAGTAACATTATCCTTATTGTTAAAGAGATTATATGAAGTTGTGATATCACCAAGAGTTGCTGCCATTCCACCACCAGCAGTATAATCAACACCTCCAGTTAGGGTATATGTCTTATTACCAATTGCATTGAATGTAACACCCTGTGCATTTTGCCCCCAAATCCCACCACCAGATGTTACTGGAGTAAATGACGTAGAGAAAGCAACTGCTCTTGGAGAAGTTCCCCAGAATGCATCTGTTGCATTAGATGCATTATATCCTGCGTAGATTTGTGATGAGAAATCTGCAATATAATTCTTATACCAAATTTTCTGTGGTGAATTTACAGCAGAAATTGCATCAAGTGCCTTGGAAAGACCTACGTGCTTCTCAATAATTGAACCCTGAATTCCGGTGATTTTACCAAAATCATCAACAACAGCAATATTGATACCATCACCTTCCCCACCTCTTCCTGCAGTGTAACTTGTAGTTGTCGGTTTCGGTGCAATAGACTTCCAATAAACAGTGCCGTTAGTCAGTCCAAGAGTTTGTTGATCATACCAGTCTACAACCGTTGCAGGAGTAAAACCGGCAGATGATGTGCTTCCAGTTGCAATACCAGAGTTGTTTATAAAACGCAAAGTCTGGGAAGTTGCAAATGACGCAAAAGTATTTCCCTGTGAATAATTGATTGGGGTTTCTGTACCAGCAGAAGAAACTCTAGAGACAACGTGAATATCAATTGAACTGTTTCCATTTGTGGAATCAGTGGTAACTCCAGTGATAATACCTTTCAAATATCCAGTAAACGATGATGTTGATCCAACACCTGGAATTACTGCATTTGTGAGTGCTGTTGTAACTCCAAATCCAATGGTTGCGCCATAGGAAGATGGATTTGTGGTAGCAATACCGATCGTTTGGTCAGCAAAATCATCAATAAAACAAACCTTTAAACTGTTTGCCCAAGATCCTGGATTTTTTGCTGCAAATGTGAAATTTGTTGCAGTTGAAAAATTATTCTGATAATCATCGTAATTTTTGATGTTGAGTGTAGTGGTCGTTCCAATTCCTACACCAGCATTTGCACAATTGAGTGTGCTTCCACTAGTTCTAACAACCTTAAGAATACCGCCATATGAGAGGTAGGATGATGCACTCATCCAGTACTCATATTGAGCATCTGTTGAAAGTGGTTTACCAAAAGTATTGATTAGATCGCGTTCGTTTGCGATATCAATTGGGTAATCTACAGGACCAATTGGAAAAGGTCCTGCAATTGCTCCAACATTATCCAAAACATTATCAACTCTTCCTACTGTTAAATCAACCTCTCTGACGAGTACGCCTGGAGATAATTGAGGAGTCGCCATGTTTTTCTCCGTAAAGTCTCAGTTTATCTAAAAAATATTTATTAAAAAACTGATTTACATATAATTCCACATGAAAGATCTATCTCCATACTCATCAACGTGCCATGTATCACCGTCAGCATCAGTAAAAGTACTCTCACCAAATCCATCCGAAATGAATCCAAAAGGAGACATATCTTGTTCTATTTGATTTTTTTGTTCTTCATATAATCTCTTTCTCACATCCTGATCTGTAAGTTCTTTAAAATAATCCTGTGCAACTAACCAGGAATAGATTACCAAACACATCGCTAAGTCATCATTACAACCTTCTTCCGCCTCAAATGAATTGTGTTTTTGAATAAATGTCGTTAGTTCACACATAATTTCATAATCATTGAAGATGAGTTTATTCTCCTCAATCATTGTTTTCAGATTTAGACATCCAATTTTTTTAACAGTTTTGGACATCTTCACGCCAAGTTGAGTTTTCTTTCCTGAAAATCCTTGCCCAACAATTTGTCCTGCCCTACCTCTCATAGAACACATAAGAAGATTTTGATACTCCAAATCATATTGAAGAATACTTGCTACTTGATCACCAACATCATTTACTTCACATAGGATATATGAATTGTTATAGTTTCTCGCAACGTCATAAATTACGCTAGGAAATAGCATAGGTTTAATTTCATTATTTCGATACTTTGCCACAACCTTATGTGGAAAACTAGTAATGTCAATAACAGTAAATGCAGAGTAATCGTTTCCTACACCTCTAGCAACGTCTACAGTGATTAGATAGTCGTTATCGTCAACTACATCTACGTGTACGTCCAAACCCCCGCTGCTTGTCTTAGGAGCATCATAGACGAGGGATCTGAGTTTTGATGGTGCAATTAAAGTATCAACTGAACCCAGAAACTCACAGTTATGTGATATTATACTGTTTGAATAATATAAGTGTTCGGTACCTGAATTTACAATATCATATAATTCTATTTTTTCCTCTACTACTGTAGATTCTACTAAAAAACATCCTCCATCTTTAGTATATACTTCAGTATATACATCCAAATCCTTTGCTTTTATAATTCCTTCTATTGTTGATAATGGATGATCTAAAGAACACTTTAATTCTTTTTCATTAGTAAATTTTAAATGAATATACCTATCTTTTATTATTTTGTTTATTCCATAAAAAGATACTAAACCTTCTGGTGAAAGTATTTTATGTCCTTTTTTATTTAATACTACACTTTCAGGAATTGTATGCATCTGTTTAGAAAATTTTTTTATTTAATTTATCTTTTTATTTCAAATAACAAATATTCATCATTATCATTTATACAATATTTCTAGTTGTTCCTTTGTAATATTTTTATTGTTCGTTTTTGAGTTGCTCATACAAGTCTCCTATACATACATCCGCTGTGCCATCATTTATAAGAGTTGTATAGTCAAGACTTTCAAATTCAACTTTGAATTGTTGTTCACTCGTGTTAGCAATTGTTTCTGCCTTCCATTTTGAATCCCTACCAGGAACCTCACTCCAATGAACGTCTGTGAATACGTATCCATTTTTACCTTTTTCTGCATCGTGCCACATACGGTAGAAGTGATTCATACCGTGTGGTGTAGATACAACAATAACTTTGGTATTTTTACCAGCAGTAATCGTTGGATATACTGAGGCAAAAAACGATTCTGCAATATGATTTGGAACGAATGCAAATTCATCCAAAAATAAAATATTGAATGACATACCACGAACCGCAGAAGCAGAAGTAGAAGCAGCCAAGATTTTACTTCCATTTTCAAGTTCCAGAGAACCTTTATTCCAAGAGATAATACCTTGTTGCATCCATTTTGGAAGATTTTCATATGCAGTTTGAAGACGATCTAAAAGTTCTCTTGCCGTTGCTGCCTTGTTTGCAAGAATGCCAATATTTACATTATCATTAAAGACTGCATAATGAAGCAAATAAGAAACGACAGTGGTAGAGTTATGTGTTGGGATGAAAGTATTACCACATAAGAATAGGTGATCCTCACTATCTACTTGAATACAAGCAACTGGAACGCTATCAACTTTTTCTATCTTATGAATATAATGTCTATTTTCTTGTATTCTAGTTGTTCTTTGAGTATCGATATTATTTAATTTTCTTGGAAGATTAAATACCTTCTCTTTAGTTGTAAATGATACTGTATGGTAATAATTGCCTCTTATCTTTTTTTGTCTTATATTTGATTTGATTCCTAATGTTGCCAATAGTTCTACAACTTGTAATATGAGATCATAATTTTTTTGATAAAATTCAAATGACCTGGTATTTTTTGTTACTGACCCATCAGTATCCATTAACCCGCGAAGTAGTTCTAATCTATCTTCATAAGAAGATCTTAAATAATTTTGTGGAATATGTTTGTTCTTTAATAAATTTTGTAACTTTAATTTTAATCTTAAATCTTTAACTTTAAATCTTATACAATTTCCATCATCTCTTTCATTCTCAACATCTATTTTTGTTTTATAATATTCATAGTCATCTTTATGTGCGATTATTCTTCCATCAGAAGAATATCCATCTCCCAACCAAACTCCAAGAAGATATGGATCAATATCCAATGAATTTTTGATGAAATTAATTGGTTTAGATTTATTGACATATAAAGATCCCTGAACTCCTTTCCCTCTCTTGTTTTGTACTTTTGATTCGTATTTATCATATATTTCTTGTGACGTTATAACCCTTTTCTCAGTTCTCCAATAAGAACTATCAACTTCCCATAAATGATTTGAGTCTGCAACGATTTCTTCGCCATTATCAAAGTATAATTTATAGCAATCATGATTATGCATTGCTTCAGTTTTCATAGTTACCGAAACACTATCTCCAGAAGGAGAAAGAATAACATCTCCAACTTTTAAATCTCCCATAGTTGTCCAACCAGTCGGTGTTGGGATTGGAGTATTTAATGCTAATGCCTTACCAGACTGTCTGGGCATCTTGCAGACGTTAAATCTGTGATCATGGAAATTTTTGATAAGTTTTTCTTGAAACTTGTACATCTTAAAAGGCACAAGACCATGATCAAGTGAAACAATTTTTATATAGTTTTTCGCAAAATATACAGGATCTTTTTTACATTTTATAAATTGCTCAATTTGATCCTTGGTAAACTCTATTGGTGTATTTGCCTTTTTTAATAGAGGATTACCCAGATATTGATCGTTACTCATTATTCATTCGTCCCTAAACTGCCTCAAACCAATGCAACTTAATGTCTCTTGTTGCTTAAAATATAACTTCACATAACACTTACAAATATTCCTAAGTGTCTCAACATCTGCACATTCGTCCAAATCTCTTGACATTTTTTCGTATTCAAATATTTTAGTTAGATTTGTCAGTTCAATGCTTTTTGGGTCCATTTGGTTCTCCTGTAAATAATAATGGTTTTGTTGGGTCATTAGTTGATGGGTTGAATAATAATACTATTGCATTTGGATAAACCTTTCTAACTTCTCTTGTAACTTCTGCTTTTGTAGGTCTGGTAAATTGTTGAAAGAACATTTGTGATGTAATATATTTACCTCTCCAATTTAGAAGTATAGTATAAGTTGTTCCACGAGACTGTATTCTTAAATAGTTTTCTTCAATATTTGTTTCTTCATTTTTTGTACTATTTCCCCAGTTTGCGGCACCTACTTTACGACATTTTACAATAGCTCCTGAGGCATAAGCTGAAGGCCAAATTTTGTATCTTGATTTGACTTTTTCTTTACATGCGTCTTCCTCTACATACTCTTCTGTTGCAACATTTATTGCCTCACCTCTTCTATCAGGATTTGGATCTTCTTCTCTTTTCCTTTTTGCTGCTCTCTCTTCCTCTTCTGGAGACATTTCTGCTGCCATTTTTGAACTGCCGCACTTTGGTTTAGTTGTTTGGCCTGGTTGGCGAGCACAAGGTTCTCCAGCATATTTTCCTCCCAGTTGAACCCATCCCGGTTTTCCACTTTTTGATTTACTTTTAGAAAACCAATCGTGTAAAGAATAATCTCCTGATTTTCTTCCTTCATTAATACTTTTTATTCTTTCTGGTTTAATTAAATCAATAACTTCTATAAATGTATTTCCATCTACATCTTCGATTGTTACTGATTCATTTGTAGGATGTGGTCTAGTAGTATTGTACTTAATCTGATTCTGTGATAATATTTTATTCGACCCTGTATACATACTCCACATAACAGGACCATATTTGCATTCTTCTTTTGGTTCTTCTTTTTTGCAAAGATTACAATATCTTATTTCTCCTTTCTCCTCTTTTACATCTTTGAATTTTTTGTGTTCTTTTTTTGCAGATGACTCCATTTTTTTGAGACGAGTATAATAATCTGGAATTTCATCCAAATGCTGAAGAGCAATATCCATCGCAAGTGTATGGTCTTTGGTATGTTCGTGCTCAATTGGTTCTCCCATATCCAATTGCTTCTGAATGAAAGAAACACTAAGACGATGTTTCTTTGCAATCTGTTCGACTGTTTTGTATGATTTTATTTTTGATGAATGAGTTTCTTTTATAAACTGCTTAAAACTTTTCATATGAAACTTTTTAACTATTTAGAAATATCTTCTGCATTTAATCCATTCTTAAGAAGTTTTTGAAGTTCTGCAGTAGAACCAATAAAGAGTGCATTTGTAACATTCTTTGGTCCAGATTTTTCTTCTTTTTTGAGTTCTTTTACTTTTTGATGTATATCCATTAGCTTATCAGTAGAATCAGCAACACTTTTAATCAACTGTCCAAAAACTTCATATGCCCTTGGTTGTTGTCCATCTTGGGCAAGTTCCAGAAGACTTGTTGCTGCTTCTTGTCCTTTTTCGATTAAATTATAAAGAGTCCCACGAATATAATCATAATCTAATTCTGAGTGATCTTTACCTTGAATACTTTTTATTTCTTTTTTTGATTCTTTAATAATTTCTTTTGCAGTAATTGTTGCTTTAATTTCCAAAGATTCATCTATCTTATCAAAATTATTTTTCATACATCAATACCTTTTGTTGGACTATAAATTTTACCGTCGCCATAATCATAACGATATTCACTAAATCCAAAATCGTCATCTTGTTCAATTAGAGCATCATCTGCATTATTGATAATATTTACAAAAGTGCCAGAGGTATGTGATACAATTTGGGTTTCATCTTGCCCCCTATTAACTGTAATTGTGTTTCCAGATATCTCTTTAATGTGCATTTCTTCATTATCAATTTCAATGTAGTCATTCGCAGAAAGTGATGCTGCATTACTTACATCAAATTTGGTAATTTTGTCATCTATATGTTCTGCCAGTGAAGTTGTGTTATCATTAGTGTAATCTTGTATTGCTCTTGGTTCGGCAACATACCGAAGTTGTCTAGAAGCATTTTTTCGGTTTGTATCTGTATAATAATCGACTTGTACTTTTTTGATAAGACCTTCGGTAGAGTCAGGTATTGGTCCAAATAGATACGTTTTTGCTGTAAAGTTTAAATCATAAATTATAATTCTTTTTTCGTCATATCCACTTTCGTAATTATCTTTAAAATTTATACTTCCAAGAACTATTGGAATGTCACGTTTTTCACCTATAGAAGATACTAAATCGATTGTTAAATTAAAAGATGGCTGAAAGTATGGAAGAATTTGTTCTACAATTTGAAGAGCATCATCATTATATTGAGAAATAATTGAAAGTTGTATACCCAAATTATAAGGAACAGGCATAAACAGTCTATTTACTACTTTATCATCTGTGGAACTTTTTGATTTAAAGGTTTGCATAGTAGAAATTTTTCTACTATTATCGTATTGGATACTATTCATTTCAAATGCAAGTCTTGGAAGAGTTATAGCAACTCTTTTTCTTAAATCTGGTTTTTGTTCTAATCTTGCTAAAAACTTTTCGACTGGACCATATCCAATTGGAACTTTTATAGTACTAAAACTACTATCATCTTGTTTTTTGTGTTTGATATTAATATCATTAAATAAAGTACCAAAGGCAATAATTGTCTTACGAATTATTTCGTGATAGTAGTATTGTCCTAACATAATAATACCTTTTATTGATTATTTAGATTTAATAATCTCCAAAAGGGTTTCTTTCACTAAAATCTAGAATTTCATCTGCTTCATTTTCTAATGGTATGTTATCTGCATAATCATCATATTCGTCTTGAGTATTGATTGAAACAATTTTATAATTTGCATTTGACCCTCCACTTGTTGTTCCCATACCAACTACAGATTCTCCCCGAATAAAACTTCCATTTAAAGTTTTGACTTGAAGTATTCTTGTATCATAATCCCAATCATTTACATAGGCAGTAGTTCCGGTAGAAACTCCTCTTACTATTTCGTTGAATATATAGTTGCCAGTAGATACACCAATAGGTGAAGATATTGTAACTGCTGGTATCTGGGTATAACCTACTCCAGCATTAGTATAACGAATTGAAGTTACAACACCAGAAGAATTAATAAATGATAGTGCAGTTGCATTTGTTCCACCAACAGGTGCAGTACTTATTGTAACAATAGGTGTAGTAGAATAACCAACACCACCACCAATTAAATTTATTGGGCCCAAAGAACCAGAAGATATAATTGCTGTTGCTATTGCACCAGAACCACTATTACTTATAATACTAACAGTAGGTACAACTGTATATCCGATACCTGGATTTATAACTAAAATTTTATCAATTGAACTTCCAGTTTGACCAGAACGACTCGTCATTATTGCAACTGCTGTCGCATTTATGCCTCCAGAAGAAGCATTGCTTATTGAGACAATTGGAGTAGAAAGATATCCTGTTCCGTCATTAATTAAATCTATTCTTGATACCGAATTACCACCGGCTGGCGTAAGATTAGATGCAAGATTTACAGTTGCAGACGCTGATGTTGCGCCTAAACCAACCATAATAAGTTTTGTAATATATCCAAAATCTTTTGCCGATTCATCAACTTCATTAATACTTGTATTAATTATATCATCTGCTTCATAGTCCATCACTTCACATCTTAATTCGTAAACATATAGATTATTTAATTGATAAAATGGTTTTTTTCCTTCTACATATTTGATTTCAAAAATTGTATTATCTAATGGGAGATAAATCAAATCTCCTTCTTCTGGTCTTGATTTTAATTCAATTTGTGGATTTAAAGAAATAAATGGACTAATAAAATCCTCATATCTTTCTTTTGAAATTATAAATGTAACTTCGTCAGTAGTTTTTACTCCAAATTTTGATAGAATGTCTCCTTGACCACCAAACCCTTCATAGTTAACTAAATATGCTTCAATTCTGAATGAATCATCAAATTCCGATGCTGCTATTTCTCTTAAAATTGTATTTTTATTGATAGTATTTCTTGGAAGATATACTACATCTTGTCCATACATTTTTAATTGCTCATTAATCAAATCTTGTACTAATCTTTGTTCACTGGAAGAACCCTGCAAAAAATATGGATTAAGTGGAGACATAATATTATCCTATAAGGTCCATCGGTGGCAATTCATATTCCTTTTTAAGTTGATTTTCTGCTTCTTCTATTTCTTTAACTGCATCATCAAAAAGTTGTCTCCCATTCAATTGTACACCACCAGGAAGCAATACACCTTGAAATTTAATCATATTTTGTCCCCATTGTCTTTTAATTAGTGCAGTTAAATATTTTTTTAACCACCAATCATTATAAACACTTGATGCATCTGCTGGATTTACCATTCTATAACAATCTAATATAAGGTAATTGGTTGGACTCATTTGGCTCCAATCAATATCCAAATACAATCTATGATTTTTTTTATTAAAACGAATTTGAATATCAGGTGTGATTAATCTGCTCAAATCTTCCAAATATGTCTTAACCATTGCATAATTTAAAAGATCTAATGCTCCGTAATAATATAAATCGTTTAGAAATAATTGATATTTAATATTAAATAAACCACTTGATATTGTACTTGAATCTATTTTAAATACGTTATTTACACCGATTACGTGATCTGGTAATTTTATAAAATTATTGGTTTCTGTATAAGAAAGAGTAGCAATTCCAACAGTAGATGTAGCAGTTGTAGTAGTAACACCTGTCCTTATTGTATTTAATTCATTTTGTGATAGTTGATGTTTTAAAAATACTTTTTCAATTCCATCATAATGTCTTTCATTAAAATATTGAATTGCATCATCAACCAAATCATCAATTTGATCGTCATCTACATTAATTTCTACGACCGGATATCCAAGTTTTCGTAAAGAATAATCAATTAATCCTTGACGGGATGATGGTTGAGTCATTGTTAAATTCCTGCCTCTTCGTATTTATCTTCTGGTTTTATTTTTCTTTTTGATTTTAATATTTCATCATTATATTGTTGCAATTCAAGATTTGTTGTTGATAAAATATTTTGATTTGTTAATGCTAAAATTTTCTGATGATGTGGATTAACCAAGATATTTACAACAACTTCACTATTCATAATTAGAATGTTCCTCCGTCCAAAGTATCAGTCCAAACAGGAACATTGAAAGCATTTGTAGTCAAAATACGATTCGAAGTGCTTGCCGTTCCAATTTCTGGACTATTTGTACTTATGAGTTTTCCGTTTGTGTCAAAATATGCAGATCCTCTGGCACTAATTCCAGACGAAAATAAATTAAGATTTAAAAATCCACCAATATAAACATCACTTACAATACCAACACCACCAGTAACTGTAAGTGCTCCAGTTGTAGGAGTTGTCGAAGCAGTAGTATCACTAATGCTAATTGCAACATTATTTGCAAAATTCCAATCAGCACCCTCAATTTCAAATCTATTGTCGGTTAATTCATCATATCTTAATTTTACATCTTTACTAGTTCCAAATGTTAAATATGTATCGTCTGGGATTACAATTTCACCAGTTCCATTTGGATCTAAATTTATATCCCCGTCTACGTTTGTGGACGAAATTGTATTTAAATCAATCGTAATATTATCTACGTTCCATTGATCGACTTTACGATTACTGTCAAGAATAGCAACAAATCCGTTTGATGGAGTTGTTGGGTTTGATTGTCCCGCAACTAATCCAGGACCAATACTTAAAAGGTCTGTATAGTATCTACCACCAACTACAAGTGGGTTGGAGGAATTGTCTCCGACAAATAATCTACCACCACCATTGCCGTGCGTTCCAACTCCAATTGTAAGACCAAGTTCCCCATAATTGAGAGTTGCCGGAGCAATGCTCCCTGTGGACCTTTTAACTCTAATTATACTTGCCATTAAAAGTTACCTCCGTCAATGTCCAAATTTTGGGCATTGTCTGGTGTTAACTCTAAAGATGCTTCCCACTTGGATGTTGCAGAATTATATACTAGGACCATACCATTCAATAATCCTCCATTAATGCTAACATCATCCAACCCATTTAAAGTTCCACTACTACCAGAAAGAGACGATACAACTTTAAATGCATTTTGAGATCCAACTCTGACTCTTATGTCTGCCATTTTTGTTAACCTGTGGTAATTCCAGCAGTAACAAGTGCGCTACCTTCAACGACTCTAGTTTTTACTGATCCGTTATTTAATAATATATCATAACAATATCTTCCCGGTTTTAAACCTGATGTTATTGTTGACCCCAAAGATAACGTCAATGCTCCATTAGTTGGATCAGGAAAAGAAACAATAAATGTGGCAGCAGTAGAACTAGATGATGAATGCTTCTTCATTTTTGAAGTAGCAGCAAATCCAGTTAAATTTAATGGTGTATTCGAAGTAGTCTCAAGATAAAATGTCTGATTAAAATCAGACCCAACATCAATTACTATGTTACTAACATATGCTGCCATTGAATGAAAATATACTACTTTCTATTATATTTATCATTTGGATGATATTAATTTTGTTAATATATTTTTTATTTCATCAATATCATTTTTAATCTTTATTACATCTTCTTCTATTTGTTTTGATTTTCCAATTTCTTTCATTTTATCTTCCTTTTCTTTTAGATATTTTTGATAATCAAGACTTGAGCAATTAATAATTGCATTAGTTTTTTCGTCCCTAAACAAATAATTATGATCTTTTACTGGTATCATGATTTAGATGCAATAACTCTTAAATCTTTAATTCTTGGATATAATGCTTGATTTGTTCCAGACATTAATATTTTAATTTGAAAACCATTAAATAATGGAAGATTATCTGCACTAAATTCATAACTTCCAAAATCTGAAACATTCGTGGAAGGAAGTACAAATTTATCAGATCTTCCACTGTTATTTTTTGGATCGATCACAAAATCATTATTATCTAAATTATCATATCCTGGAAATAAATCAAAAAGCTGTTGTTGGGATGCAGAATCTGATCTTAGTAATCTATACATAACTCTTATGTCACTTGTGTTGTCTCTATAAGCATCAAATAAAACTTTTAGGCTGTCTGATGATTGTTTTAGATTGATTGTTTTAGAAACATAGATTGCAGCATGAGGATCATCAAACAAGCTATTTACTCTTGAATCGGTAGAATAATTTGCGACTGGTTTGTTCAATCTAGTCATCACAGTAATCACATTAACTCTATCAAGATCGATCATTGGTGATACTTTTGGGTCACCAGTGGAAAATTGAAGTTCAAGTGTAAATGATTTACTTCCAGGATAACTAGAAAGATATTCTAATTCATTTACTCTTGATGCAATAATTCTTGGAGAAGATAATACATAATCAGATGTTAAAGAAATATCTTCAAAACCTTGATCAACGTATGATATTGCATTTCCACCAACACTATTTCCGGAAAATGTCCTAATTTTGCAACTTATTGATGTCGTAGAAGGCATTAATGTTTGGATATTTGGTCTTATTATATTAAAGGAAATATTTTGAGTTGCTTTTGGTCCTTTAAAATTTGAAGTGGTAGGAAGAATGGATTGGTATGATCCTCCAGATTTTGATTCATTAAAATATAAAGATGGATATCCGCCAGGGTTTCCATTGCTTCTATTTAATCCATCTGCACTTGGATCTAATACAATTGTATATTCATCTAAATCTATAGGATCTGAACCAGAAATGCTATGTGTTTTATTGATTCTTTTTAAAGAAACACCATTTAATTCATATTTTGATACAATTTCATTTGCAACATACGAACTAGATATTGGTCCTCTTATTATACCTGTTAAGGTCTTTGTGGATGTATTTATACCAGTATATCCAATAACTTCTTCTTTAATTAAAATGTATCCTGTATTTGCAGCACCAACAGGATAATTTTCAAAATTATTAAAGATACTAACATCACTCAATACCATCGCATCAGTTGAGGATGAATTGTAATCAGATGCCAATCTTACAGGAGAAATGTCAGATTCAATACCACTTAATGTGACTTTATTTTGGAATGAGTACATTCCGTGATTATTATGATTTACTTTGAATTTTAATCCAGTTGAAATTGAATTTGATGATGTTGCATTTCCATTGACTATTGTTGTAATTCCCACTGTCGTAGTATATTGAATATATTTTGTAGTATCACTAGTATCAAGTGTTCCTTGAATATTTCCAATTATTAAAGCATTCACTGAAGTAATAATTCCAGCGTTATTTGGAATTGATAATAGAAGATTTTTTCCCAACCCTCCAGTATTTGTTGAAGCAATACTAAGTACATCTCCAATTCCATAACCAATACCAGGAACAGTAACTGTTGCTGCAATTGCAACACCTCCACTCACTGCTAAATTTGCTTTTGCTCCTATACCATTTCCGGTTATAGTAGTCAAATCGACATTTGAATATGTTATTGGTCCATTTGTGTATCCAACTCCGGGATTTGTAATTGTTAATGTTCCTGTTGATCCAGTAGAAATTCCACCCAATACACTTATTAAGTTTGAAGAAAAATTGGAATTATTTTTTTGTGTGATTTTGGTTCCTTTTATTAATAGATTTTGGTCTGCACTACTAATGCTTGTTCCAATTCCAACCAATGTACTATTTGCAAACATTTGAATTGGATTTTGTCTTAAAGAGACAATTTGTTTATTTCCTACATCCAAAATTGGATTATAAAATCTTATATTTGAAGGACTTGTTGTAAAATTTGCACGATATAAAGTAAATTTCAAATCTTCATATTGACTTGGATCCCAAGTAGCTCCATTTTGTGATTTAAATAAAGATCCCAAAAGTGGTTGTTGTGAAACAATAACTCTTTCTGATTCTGGTTTAAGAACAGTAGATATATCTGGTTCACCCATTCTTGAAATCCAAACAGTATATTGATCGGATGCAGAAAGCAAAACAAGTGAATATGCATTTGCAGTTTCGAGATATACTGGTGACGGAAAAGTAAAGGTTGTTGGTATTGATCCATCTTCTGAAATTAATATTTCTTTTGGTTCCAATACAACTTCCCCAAATGGAAGAATTGTTTGTGTTGGTAAACCAGTTGACATCGTTCTTACTTGAAGAGTTACTGGTATATTATTTGTAGATTTTGATTTAAAGAATATATCACATTTTGTAATATAAACACCATTCGAATCAGCAACTTCAAATGATTGTGCTAGTGGGTCTACCCATCTAGTATTTGTAACTGTTCTATTTGTAAATGATGTATCTGCAACAATTCTTGTATCTGTTTCTGTAGTTTCTCGGTTATCTGTTTTTACATTTCTTGAAATGTCTGCATTTCTAATTCTTAATGTCGTTGCTTCAACATTATCCAAAGTACCACTAGATGTAAAATTAGCTTCAGCAGAACTATCAGTAAATCCAGATATTGTACTATTTACATCACTTGTTGTTAATTTGAGTGTTTTTGTTCCAGTTCTAAATGATGGTGTTGATGGAATTGTTGGATCGGGAATAAACAATGACGCTATAAGTGTACCAGAATTATCACTAATTAATCTTAAATCTTTTACGTTACATATTGCACCACTAGTTTGTCCAACAAGACGCATTCCGGACACGATTTGTCCATAAAAACCAGAAGAAGATTGAATTTCTAAACTTGCAGTATCAATATTTAAAATTGAAGTTGTTGATGAATATTGAGAAGAAAGTGAATTTGATGGGTTATATGGATCTACTGTATATGTTTGTGTTGGTAAATTATACGGACCATATTTGTGATTTTGAGATGCTACCCTAAATCTTATTGTTTTTGATCCAAGAGAACCAACAACAACTTCACCAACCGAAAATGATCCATTCGTCATAGTAACTTCTAAAAGTTTAGGAGTTACATACGATGTCATATTGATATTATCAAAAAATGCATAAATTCTAGTATTTGGTTTTAGTCTTCTTGCAATAATTTCAATATTTCTTGATCTCATAAATGACAAAACTTCCCTAGATACAACTCTATCTCCTAGATTTGTTGTATCAAATCTTTGAGAAACACCATATTGAATACCCTGTCTACTTTGATTAGTAGTAGTCGTAGTTGTTTCATTTGAGAAATTGACAAAACTATCTTGGAATGTTTGTATTGTTGTTTCTGCTCTTGGTGAACCAGTCCACGGAGTTAATGATACATCTTGACCAATTTGAGATGATCCATTTTGAATACTAGCAATTTGTTGCCTTCCTGCCCAGTGTGTACCGGTCCAATTTGTTTCCCAAGATCCCCAATCAGTTGGTGACAACCCAGTGTTTGTGTCAACACCCAATTGTTGGATAAAAGAATCATAACTACCCTCTATATCTGCTGTTCTTTGTGAATTTCTTGTTTCTATCCACGTATCTGATGATGGATTTAATTCAATTGCACCAATCCAATTAATAACATTAAATGGATTTATATTTTCAATTCTTGTGGCAAATTTATTTTTTACATATTCTACATCTGAATAATTTAGACATACAATATCTCCAACTCTTTTAATATTTGGAGACCCCAAATCACTCACAAATCTCAAATCCGCATCTGCATTGGATTGAGTACCAATACCAATTACAGAATCTGAACCGATTAGAAGGTCAATACTTGTTGTGTACGGTTGTGGATTCAATTCTCCAACAGCACTATCTACACTTGCTCTATAAACTGGATTGGAAATATCACCACCGTTATATGATTTAAAATTATCTACAAAAAAACCACATTTAAATCTATCAAGTTGTGTTGTTTTATCTCTGATTGTAAGATTTTGTGTATCACTTTCAAGAAGAGATAGCGAAGTGTAGTACTCCACATTTGACAATCTTTGATCCAAACTTGAAATGTCTTTCATTCTGTATCTTTTATGAGATACTAAATTGATTTTAACACTAGACACATTGTGCAAATATGCAGGCAAATAAACCGTACCAATTTCCAAAGAAGAATCTAAATTATTTGGAATTTGTGGTGCCAAAGAAGGAACACCCTTATTGACAATAAAAGAACCATCTTTATCTAAAAAGATTTTGTCAATTCTTGACAAATAATAATCATAAGAAAGATTAATATTTTTAGATTTTGCAAAAATATTAGTTGAGGAACTTGTGGTTGAATTAAATATTCGTGAAGAGAACTCAAAAGGTGATGTTGAAGAACCACTAAATGGTGTCACTCTTGGTCTACAATCAATAATATCAGAAAGTCTAATACCATCGACCGACTTTAGTTTTCCATATATGTCTTTATCATAAGAATTTACTCCAACAAAATCTCCAGTATCGGAAGAATTTATTGTAAAATAATTATAAATGATTTTAATTTTTTTTATCGGAGCTGAAAATTGTGGTTTTCTAATGATTTTAGAAAAATCCAAATAATCCGACCTTTGTCCAGAATCAAAAATATAATTATTTTTAATATTTTTATCTCCGGGAAATGCAAACAACACATTTGCTTGCATATTAGATTCTTGGAAACTTATAGATTCGTTTGCGGCAAATATATTTTCATTTTGATAAACAATATCTACTTGATTTGTTCCGTTTGAAGAAATTAAAACAGCAACTGCACCACTTATTTGTCCAATAATTAATTCCCCCTTTACGGAATTTAAAATATTTGAAGATAAATTTGTTAACTGAATAAATGGTAGTGATGGGTCGCCAGTAGTTGATGATTCAATAATTCCAACAATTTCGGATACGTCTGAAATATTTAATGAAATTTCTTTATCTTGTACTCGTGTTCCGTATATTTGATCATATATTAATCCATCATTTAATGAGGTTGATCCAATTCCAGACCCCTGAAGTGATGATTTATTAACAATTATAGAAGAACATCGATTATGTATTTTTTTCTTCGTTTTTGCATTTATTTTTTTAAATGTAGCAGTTAAAACTGCATTTCCATTTTGACTGATATTCTGTAATGTTATAGTTCTTCCACTAGGAACAAGTTTTTGGTCAGTTAGTGATTCTATTACTCCACTACTAAATGCTAAATTGTAATCTTCTTCGTCAAATGGTTCAAGAGTTAAATTTGTGTCACTTTCTAGTAATTGTGACAATCCATTGCCACTAATTGTTACGTTATAACTTTTTCTGATTACTATATCAGATCCATTTAAATCTAAATTTGATATGTTTGATTTATTTAATTTTGTATAAAGACCAATATTTTTTATATTATTTAAAATTTCTAGAGTAACTTTTTTAAAATCATTTGTAGTTATTGTTGAAGACGGTAAACTTCCACTACAAATACCAGAAACAGAAGGAAGTGATTTTAATTCAATCACCTTTGCAGTGGTACTTATTCTGTGTACTTTATTATATGTTGGTACAATTTCACCTTGTTTGGTGTATGAAACTACATCTCCAGTATTGATTCCAACATAAAAATTTGAATTTGAATTTGTTACTGAACTTATTCCTCCAGATGCAACAGAAATTGTAAATTGTGATCCTGAAGGAGACAAAAGAATTGAATTGGAAAGTAGTGGATCTGCTGTAAATGTTACTCCATTTCCGACTATTTGATGAACATCTGAAAAATTAAAATCACGAGACGAAGTAATAGTTCGGCTATTATCTATCCCATTAATTTCAATTTGCTCATCTTTTACAAAAGAACCAGAAACTTGATATAATGTTAGTTCGTTTGAGGAAGATACATTACCGACAAGATATCCTGTCGCTCCACTATTTTTTCCTCGAATATGTGCAGGAACTGTTTGAGATATAGTTGCATTTAAATTTAAAATTGTATAAGTTTGAACATCATACAAAGATATTTCATATTGTGTTGTTGCATTTGTATATTCGGCATTTTTTAATTTTAAATCATATATTCTTGCAACACCTATTTTTAAATCAGATGCAATACCAACAGATACCGTTCTTCCTTGGTGTAAATTTACTAATGAAGACACTCCAAAACCAACAGGAACTGATCCTGAAACATTGTTAACAATAATTTGCCTTCCTAAATTGAAAGGTATTGCTTGATTGTAATCATTAGAAGTAGATCTTGGTTTTTCTATATCAATTATTGTATTATTGATTGTTTCTACTTCATATCCTCTCACATATGCCTTTCCGGGACCAACTGATAGACACATCAAATTGTCAGAGACTGTATTTCCTTGACTTGTTTTTTGATTTTTTAAATATATTCCATTATTTCCAATTTGATCATTTAAACATTCCCTTTCCACAATATCAAATGGTTTTACATAATAATCTCCTGATTCATCATATGTTCTTCTTGCAAGTTCATCTCTAATTAAATTATAATTTGTTGTTTTTACAAATTTTTGTAAAATTCCATTTTCTAATCTAAGAAGTTCAATAAAATTTTCATCATTAAATTCATCAATTGATTTTTTAATCAATGAAGTAGATATTTTTAATCTATCTGCGCCAGGAGCTGCATAATTTGAAAACCCTTGAGCATTATCAAATAAATCTTTATATTCATCTGATGCAACAACAATATCTTCGTCAATCAATAAACCAACTCTATAAGATGGTTTATTTGTATAATAATCTAGTATAACTGTTTCTGAATTTACTTTTATGAAAAAACCTCTAATAAAATATATTCCTTCTGCAATTTTTGCGGCAGAACCCACTGCGGTAGAATTTGATATAATCGTTGTGGCAAAAGATGTGCCATTTCTAATTGTTGATAAAGAATATGTAATATCTTCCAACGCTATTAAATTTTCTCCATCAACAAAAGTTGCAGTTGAAAAATTAGTATCACTTGAACTTTGATATTTTATGTATAAAGTATTGTGTGTTACATTTGTATCATTGTTTGATACATAATTTTCAATTTTTGCCTTTACTCCACTAATTTCTCCTTGAATTAATTTTCCTACAAGATTTTCTAAATATAAAGAAATCGGAAGTCCTAAATGTGTTTCGTCAATTTGGACACAAGCATATTCTGAATCATAAGCAATTTGGCCAGGAATTACCATTGCTCCTTCTTTGAAGAAATGATTTCCAAATTTTTCTATTTGATTCTGAAGTATTGTTTGTAATGTTGTTAATTCTCTTGCCTGAACTGGTGAACCCGGTTTAAATAAAACTTTTTGATAATTTTTTGATTCTTCAAAATCATCAAAATAAGGAGATACGTTTAAATTAGTTTTTTGGGGCATTTGATTTAAAACTCTAGTATAATTTTAATGTCTTCCTTTTGACTGGATGACCTAGGTATTGGAGATCTATTATCTATGTATATAATCTCTCCAGATTTTTTATTATATTCCGCAGATGCAATACCAGAATTAAAAGTTAATCCAAGTTGATATGTTCTGCTATTAATTGTAGTGGATACACCACTAAATGTAGAATCAATTGATAATGGTGTTGTTCCATTCATAGATGAACCATATATTGTCAAATTTCCTCCAGTTGCTGGACTTGAAGTAAAGTTTGTAAGTTTGTATCCAACAGAAGTTGTACCTAACCCAACTGGTTGATAGTATTTTAATACTCCGGTAATATTATCCCAAGACGCAACAAATCCAATTGCAGTCGATCCAACACCAACTGTCTGCGTAATTGTTGAATCTACTGCATAAGTTGTAGCAGTTGTTGCTGATCCGGTAAATTTAAGTGCTTTTAGTCCACTTACTATAGATGTATTTAAAAGTTCTACTTGACTTCCGGTAATTGTTGGGTTTTTTATAATACCAACTCTTGCAAAATCATTTCCAGAAATTATATCTGGATTTGATTCTAAAGTTTCATATCTAGAATAGATAAGAACTCTATATGCACCAAGTTCTCTATAGATATCATATCCATGACCACCTTTTGGTGGAATAATTACATCAAAAGAAGCAAGAGAAGATAATCCTGCGCCAACATTTGACAATGAGGTTGGTATTCCCGGAGCACCTGGTTCAAATTTTACAGTGCCATAAGTATAACCATTCCCGCCATCAGTAATATAAACTTCTGATACTTTTCCAAAAGAATCGGTCGTGATTGTCACTTTTCCGTCATTGCCATCTCCGAGAATAGGAATATTGGTGAATGTTGAAGATGTCGGATTATATGATATTCCTCTTTGTTTAATAACAATAGAATTTATTCTTCCATCTACTGCATTTGCTTTTGTTGAAATGCTTTCACCAGAAATTCCCCAATCTTCTGGAACTGGAATATATTCAATTGAATCAAATTTGATAATTTCTGAAGGTTTTATTGTATATAGATATTTCCAAATATATCCATCCCCAGAAGTTCCTGCAGATCTTGGTTCCAAATCAATAAATTCAGGTTTATCATATGAAGGTCTTCCATTTAAATTTTCTGCATCAGATCCATTTTGAAGACAAATATAAACTCTAAGATCATCATTGATTACATAATAATTAGATTCATAAAGACTTGATTGTGATGTTATGGGTGTTTTGTTGTAAATATTGTAATCGTGCCTGTACATCTCATAAGTTGTTCCTGCAGTCCAAATTATTTTTCTAACTACTCTACGAATATCACTACTAGAAACTTGTTTCATAGCAATAATTGTATCTTTAATATCATTCTCTTCTTTAAAACCATCCACTGGAGATGGTCCAGTGCCCCAACTCAAAGATCCTCCAGCTCTTTGATCAGTCGAATTTGGTTGTCCGATAAATGTATAATAACGATTTAACGTTTGACCGATACCAACAATACTTTTGGTAAAATTTTCAGCATTTAATATTCTAAATTGATCAGATATAATAGCGGGCATTTTTGTGATAGTTTATATTTATTTATTTACCTTTAAACAAACCTCTTGTTCTGGTAACTTCTGGTGCAGAAGATAAACCAACTAATCCATTATTTGTATTTATTGTAAAGTTTTTTGGAATACCAATTCCCCTATTTTGATAATCGTAAATATTACCCCAACTATATTTTCCATAAAAACCATTTGGTCTATTTAATGGATCTGCATTAACTATAATTTGATTTGCATGATTGGGACTAGGTAAAAATTTACAAAATACAGTAACAATACCAACCCCAGAAGATTGCACGTTGTCTGCATAATAAACTCCATCAATAAATGTATTTGCCGTTCCGACATTTGTTATTGTATTGCCCGCAGTCGTAATTCCAGTCAAAGCATGTCCACATTGCACATTGCTATCGTAAATAATAAAGTAATCTCCTGTTGATATTCCACTATATGATATTCCAAAACTGTCAAGAGCAGAATAACCAATTCCTAAAGTTGTATTATCATAAGATTCTGTTTTTAATGTAAAAATTAGTTGTGGTAGAGTTGACCCATACCCCAAACTTGTATCCACCCCAACAATTAATCCATGATCTCCTTTTGATTTTATGGAAACTATTTGCTCGGTCAATGCTTTGTCTGGTTGTATTAATATTTTTGGTGGATTATTTTGATTATAACCAAACCCAGGATTTGTAATTGAAATTGAAGTTACAATACCAGATGTAGCATTTGATGTCGCTGTAGCAAAATTATAAACAGCAGTAGAATATACTGAAGTTGCTCCAGCACCAATTAAAACATAACCATCATTATTTGGAACATATAAAATATCATTTATAATATTTGATTGATTTGTCGATCTATATGTCCAATTTATCAAATCAAAAGAATAATACAATAATCCATTTGAGTTTAATAATGTGTATAATTTATATGATGTATTATAATTAATGTTAACAAAATTTCCATTAATATTTGGTGTTATTTGTTCCCAAGTAACACCAAAAAATGACCTAAATATAGAATTTGAATTACCCACTACAACAAATTTTACCCCATCCCAAATAATTTTATTTAAATGATTTGATGTAATTACATCTGTATCCCAAAATTCTCCACTTGATGATGTCGAAACCGTGCCATCGTCACCTACTGCAACTAGTTTTGATGCTCCATATGCTACAGATTTAAAATTACTAGAAGTATTTGATGCGACTTTAGTAAATGCAGTCGATCCAACACCAACTGCAGAAAAAATTGCCCCAACGTATCCGACAGAAATCCACTTACCAATATCTGAAAAATAATTAACATTAGTTAAAGATGAAATATAAGAACTTTCAGATCTTGTAATAATACCAAATTGTGAAAATTCTTCATATTTTTTCATTTCTGTCCAAGAAGATATTGTCGTTCCATAACCAATTGCTTTAATTATTTTTCCATTATTGCCAACAGCAATATAGGTATTGGTCGATGCAAAAGAAACTGAATTGAATGATACAGTTCCCGCAAAACCTACATTCGAAAATGAACTATAATTTTTCGCATCTGTTGTAATTGCAACAACACCACTTTGGCCCACAGAAACTATTGGATTTCCATTAGTAATTGAAAGCAGGGAGGTATTAGTAGAAAGACCAGAAGATAATGTCCAGTTTAAAATTGGATCTTTTAATTGCACAGAAATTGATGAAATAGCAACATTTGGTGATGTTGTGTACGCATATCCAATTCCACCTGTTGAAATTGCAATTGAAGAAATTGTACTAGAAATAGAAACTATTGCTGTTGCTATCGCAGGATTTGTGTCCCTAGTTTCAACAATTAAAATATTGGCATCTTCTTCTGGTAATGAGTCCAATGTATTAAATAATGGAAATGCACTGCTTACATATATTGAAGTATCTTCGATATTTACATTTTTAATTATTCTTGTTGTTGGTCTAATTGTTGGTATTAAACTTGGTCTTGCTTTGGATACTAAAGATCCATTAATAATTCTATCTTGTTTTTGTTTAGACCATTTAAGAGGTCTTTGTTTATTTGTATTCGTATTAATACCTACACTGTCATAATTATAAGTGTCAAGTTGATCACTTGAAACAATTTTTTTAACAATTCGGTCAAACTGTTCGATATCTAAATTGTCATAAATGTTTTCTCCAATTTGAACACCATCACCATCTTTAATTGTTTTTACAGGAGTAATGGTTTCAACATCTCGAACAGATCCTTTAAAGAATAGAACACTACATTTTGAACCAGGTTTTGGTGGTTCTTTGAAGAATATCCTACTTCCTAAAACAGTATATGATTCATTTGGTATTTGTAGTATATCATTTAAATATATGAATAAGTTATTTTCCAATTCTATATCAGAACCTGGATTTTTCTTTAAATCTATAACATCAGTAACACCACTTACGGTTTGTGTTAATGTAAATTTGGTTCTTGATCCATTAAAATATTCAGAAATATCATCAAATGATATAAATTGTCCAACAAAAAATCCACTAAATTTATCTGTTGACGTTTCATTTATTGTAATTCTAAATTCACTAAATGATGCTCCTATGTTTGGATTTGTGGTCAAACCCACAACAGATAACACATCTCCAACTTTATATCCAATTCCTGGGTCGTCTATATTGAACTGAATAATACTTGAACCATTTCCAACTTGAACTGAAACCTTTGCCCCTATTCCACTTCCACTAGATCCTCCTGTGTAAGCAACGCCCAGATTGCTGTAAGGTAATGGCAAACTTATTACTGCCACTGGCAATGATGTGGAAGTATATCCAATACCTCCATTTACAATAGACAATGAGGTAATTGTTCCTCCAGCACCAACAATCGCAGAAATTGAAGCACCAGATCCGACAGTCGATGCAATACTTATACTCGGAGACGTTCTATACCCACTCCCAGCGCCTTTCAGAGTGATTGAATTGATTGTTCCACCCGCTGACACAGAAACAGTCGCTGCGGCACCAATCAGGGGTTGATAACCAAATCCAGTTGTAATTGCAACATTTACAATTTTACCTGCACTTGGAGCACCAGTTAAAAATTTAATCGTATTTGTATTTGGTGTATCAATTGTATAATCAACTTCTGGAGTTTGGAAAATATTATTAATTAGAATGAATGGTTTGTTGTTTATATTTGTGCTACTATTTGTATTTGTAAAAATTCCAGCAACTGATTGATTGTTTGATGATAGTACAAATGTTGTAGCTGCAATACCAGTAAATTGATCAGATACATCGTCCAAAATTAAATTATTATCAACTGGATTATATGCATCCAACTGTCTCGAAAATACTCTTCCAGAAAAAGATGAATTCTGAATTAATTGCGGATCCGTTGATGCAATTGATGGACCATATGGAGGAGTTGAAAAATATATTGTATCATCAATAATATTAAAATCTCCTTTCATTATTGTTATAGCTGCCCCAACAGTATGCCCAGCAGCAACAGAACCCATAAATGCTCTAGATACATTTAAAACATTAGTAGAACCAACACCAACAGAATTAACTTTTAGATATTCATTATCAATTTGAAGAATGTCATTATTAAAAACAGAACCAATTCCGGAAGATATGTATACACTTGTAGAACCAATACCAATAGGTGCAGAAAGACTCAATGATATTTTTTTTCTATAAATTGGACTTTGAATAATATTATCAATCGAAATGATCACATTTTCATTTGGATTCTTAAAACTAAATGATTGAGTTCCTATTCCAAGTGCTGTCAAATTGAACGGAGTATTCAAAGTTGTTGAAAAACCAGAAACTTGAAAATTATTTGTATCAATTTTTTTGACAAATATATTTGATGGAAGTTTATTAGTTCCTAATAAGGTTGGAGATAGGTAAATATTATCTGCTGGAGTAGATCCACCAACATTAGAACCAGAAATTATAATTTGATCTGTTGATGTATATCCTGTTCCTCCATTTACAATTCTTACTTCAGAAATATCTTTATTTGCGTCTCTTGTTACATTAAATATTGCACCAGTTCCAATTCCACTAGAAGTAGACGCAATACTTACATATGTTGTATTTGCAGTTCCAGCTCTGGTTGTAGAAACTCTTGATATTGTAAAATATAAATTATTTGTGGGAGTTGCCCCACCCATATAAGTTCCAGCAATTGAAATTTGTTGCCCAACGGAATAACCACGTCCTCCATCAATTAACTGAACTGATGTTACAATAGGATTTCCAGTTCCACTATTATAAGTAATGAGAACTTGAAATAATGCTCCAGTACCAATGCCGGTATTTACATTTCCTGGAATTGGATTTCCAAATCCAAAATATTGCGAAAAAATACCAGGTGAAACTGCACTACTAATGCCAGTAACAATCCCAGTGTATGGAACATAATTATTGTATCCATTTTCATATATTGCACTTCCTATTCCTGCACCAACTTTCATTAATATATCAAGAGTTCCCGTTGCATAAGATGTTGTTGCAATGCCGATTCTTGTCCCAACGCCAGGATTGTAGATTATCTCTTGTCCAGATTGAAATCCATGATTTGGAATAATAAATTTATCATTTGATAAATCAATAATCGTGCTAGCAGATCCAACAAATTCTTTATAAAAAATTGGATCACCTTTACTTTTTAATTTAAAACTCGACAATCCAACAATCGATCCACCTAAAGTTGTTGTTATTCCAGTAAATTGACTGCTAATGTCATCAATCATATAAACTTTATTTGTTTTATTTAAGGTATAAGATCTAAGAGCAGTTCCTTCTAAGAAATATATTCTTTCAACTGACCCATCATCCAATTGATCATCTTCATACACCATAGCAAAGTTATTTTTAACAGACAAATCTGCGGTATTATCTATATTTACAAGTAAAAATGGATCTGGATTTACAACTTTTACTTTCATATTTGTTGATTTTCCAACACCAAGATTTAATGGACCAGAAGTTACTATTCCCGTAATAACTAAATCGGAAAATTCTTTAAATCCAGATGGATGCACAATTGATTTTACAGATTCTTTCCAAGTTGAATATGGTATTTGTCCTTTAATCGAATATGAGAATTTTTGATAGTAATCATTATCAGAAATTCTTTGTTGATAATCATTTAAAAATCCAACCTTATCACCAAAATCATTAATTTTTTCTCTAAAAACATTTAAGTCAGAATCCAAAGAAAATTTACTTACATACTTAACTGTTCCATTTAATTTTGATTTCTCTCCATAAAGTTTATCTTCAACATTTAACGTTCCCTGAACATCTATTAATCTTAATTGATTGGTATCATTATCCCACCCATTTTCCATAACTTTTGCAGAAAATGTAGATCCAGAAATGACTCTTTCGCCAGAATGATAATTTGCATCATCAGTTAGAACCATTTCAAATTCTGCCATATCTTTTTTATTAACAACATATCCAAGTGTTAATAAGTTATTATAATTTCCAAATGTTCCTGTCTGTAAACCAGACATTGAATAGTTTACAACAAAATTTGTAGTGTTTACGCCTGTTACTGTGAAAAAATTATACCCATAATCTTTTGAATTGAAATTTGACAATCCAGAAGATGAGGGAGTCAACCTACATTTTTCAATAAATATTTTATCTCCTACAGAAAATGGAAAATCAATTTCAGTAGTTCCATATCCTGTTGAAATGTATGGATATAAAGCAGGATCATTAACTAATTCAATTGTTCCTATACCACTAGAAACACTAGCATAAATTGAATCTATTTCATATCCATTTGAGTTATTATATGGAACAATTCTAAGTGGTTCTTTTAAACTATAAGAGTTTTTTAAAATATTTACAGAAACAACTGATCCTCCTTGAATTCCTGCATATATTTCAATATCATTATTTCCTATTATTTTTAATTTGGGTGGTGTATTATAATTTTTTCCAGATGTTAAAATTCCAACATAATCTATTCTAGCAATATCTTTAATAATACAAACCGATGGAATACTTAATTGCGGTAAAGTTGTAGGATCTGTTGGATAATCAAATCCATCCTTTATCCTATCAATTGATATTATTTTTCCAATTTCTTCTGAAATTGGATATAAAATTGCGCCACTTCCAGTTGTACTTGCAATTGAAACAATTGAAGGAATTTTTGAATAAGATTTTCCTTTAGAATTGATTCTTATTTTCGATATTGAACCAGTAGAATTAATTGAATCTGTATCATAAAAAACCGATGAAATGCCCGATGTTTGTGTGTATGAAGTATCTTCTGGTTTTTGTTTTAAATTGAATTTAAATGAAGTAGAATTAATTCCTATTATTGAATAGTCGCTATTCAATAAACTTTGCCTAATATCAATTTTATTATTTCCAAATACTTCATAATCAGAAGACAATCGAAAGGCATCGATATCAAAAAGAGAAGTTGAGGAAAACTTATAATAAAGCAAATTTGGAATATTTCTTTGATTTGTTGTTATTGTGACAGCAACACCAGATCTACTAATAGATAATGAATTTGTTTTCTTTTTATCTATTTCGAATTTTTTTTGAAAATTTTGATCTTTATAAAATTCTAATTTTAAATCATTTAAAGATGAATCCGATACATCAAAAGTAATTGTATCTCCTTTGGTAAAGGATAATGGAGGATTTATAAGTGCAATATTATGAGTACCTACACCAACAGAGGTAAATGTGATTCCAATTCCAATGGATGCATCATATGCATAATTTGATAATTGTATTTTGTCTGGATTTTGTTTAATTACATAATAAATCGCACTATCAACCAATCCTCCAATGCCTACATTTCCTGCATAGTATATTACTTTATCTCCTGTTTTTAAATTATTATTTGGAATATTAATATTTGATGTTCCCCCTATGGAAACAAAATTAGTAGAAATACCTATCAAATCGGTTGTTATTTTTTTATTTTTTCTATCAAATCTAAATTTAATATTTTCTTCTCTTGACGGAAGAACTGTAAATTTAATTTTATCTCCATTAAACAAACCATGAGGTTCAGAAGTTGTTACAATTCCTGCATAGTTTTGAACTCTTCCGGTAATTTTTGGATAATATGTTGACAATGAATGCGAATAACCAACTGAAGAATTATATAAAAATGTTACCGAATTTAATGTTGTTCCAATACCAACAGAAGTAGTAAATCCTAGAGTCGAAATTCCAAGAAAATTATTTCCAAAATTTACAGCATATACGATTTGATTATTATTTAATGTTATTGGTGCTCCAGTAGACTCCGAATATGCACTAATTCCAACTCCTGCAGAATAATTATATACTAATGGTTGTCCAGTATAAAATCTATGATTTTCTAGATATATGGATTTTTTTGGAACAGATCTAATATTTATTGTGCTTGTTCCAATACCCACAACAGAATAAGTAGATCCAGATTGTCCGTATCCAATAGTATTTGTCGGATCAAAGTAAATAGTTTTATTTTCTGGAATTGTATACCCAATTGCCTTTGGTTCAAAAAATTCAAATTTATTTGTAAGAAGTCTTACGCTTTCAATTCCTACTGTATGAATTCCTCCACCAGATTGCCTATTGACTAAAATTTGAGATTTTTTTGAATCAATGCCAGTGATGGTCATATATTCCGTTCCGACACCAATATTATCACTTACCTCAAATCCAACAACATCTTTAACTGTAAGATATGTTGATATACCTGTCGTAGACGTATTTTGTAATGTTTCTACCAATTCTGTCGTTTTTTGATTTACGAAAATATTTTTAACACCTTCTAATTGTGAAAGAGAAATTGTAGATATCCCAGAAATAACTACTTCATCACCTGTGGTTAAATTGTGAATAACTGATGTTATTCCTACAATTTGATTCGAACTATTTTCTTTTGAATAAAAAATTACATCATTAAAGGTAGTCACTCCAACTGTAAGATTTGATATATTTTTACCAGATATTCTTGAAATTTGGGCACTTACTCCTGTTCCGTCTGGTGTATTGGAAAATTTAATTACATCATTTACAGAATAATTTGAACCAAAATTATCAATAAAAATAGAAGAAATACCAGATTTTTTAATATCTTTTACAATAAATTCTTGTTTTAAATTTGGAGAAATTTTTTCAATAATTTCATACCCAGAATTTACAGAATCTACATAATAATTACTAAAATTTCTAATCAGATTATAATTAGAAATGTTTGTTTTTTGTGAAAAACTTGGATCAAAGTTTTCTAAAATTGGTGTGTCTTTAAATTTTTGGCTAATTACATACGGATATGATGGGTTTAATATATTCGTTATTAATTCAAATGTTGTAAAATAAGCATATGTCCCATATGGATATTCTGGAGTAATGCAATATCTTCCATTATATTCATCCAAATCACCGGAAGAATTATATTCATAATCATTAATAAAAAATCCATTTACAAAATTATTTGGTCTAAGATCATTAGTTGGTAATGATTTTTTACTATAACTAGATGAAATTAATTTAATGGTAGTATCATTTAAATTTTCATATCCATATGGACCATAAATTGGATTTCCATCATATGCCCATCCTACAATTGGGGAATGACGAAATGAAGAATTTTGTTCTTGATTGTTGTCTAAAATATTATCTGAAAGATTTTTTCTAAATTGTCTTGGCAAATAAAAATTTATTGGCTGTAACCCCAAATTCAAATCTAATGCTGGATATGAAAGTGTCTCGTCATCGCCACCATTTACTAGAATTGTATTTTTATTTTTCTCAACTTGATCAATTTTCCATTCAAAAACGTCTACTACAAATTTTAAATCGGACCCTCTTCTTACTGCGCTTAATATTGTATTCGATGAAGCATACCCAACTCCACCATCAACAATAGAAAAATTTACAATTGATCCATTTTGAATTATTGGTTTTAAATCTGCATATTTCCCCTCACCATAAATTATTACTTGTGTTCCATTATCATATCCATTACCACCAAAAATAATTTGAACATCATTAATAGATCCATTTACAATTACCGGTTTAAGTAGTGCTTTACTAATTGAAGATAATTCTACATTGGGTCTTCTATGGAAATTGATAATGTTTGGACTTCCATAAGAATTTCCTCCATTTTCGATATATACACTTTCGACAGAACCCAAAACAACAGGAGTCAATATCGGTGCAACAATAGCGGTAGATCCAATTCCAGAAACTGTTTCTATATTAATTTGTATTGGTGGATAATAAAAAGTATGAGTCCCAACACCCAAAGAATTAAATTTTACGTATTTTTTATTTAAATAATTTTGTTTAATTGAATCGGTTTCTATTCCAGTTTCTGAAAGTTTAAATTTATTTTCATCAACTACTGTTACTATGTAATCTGTTATCGATGATAACCCAGATATTGATGTATTAGTGTAAGAATATTTTATAAAATCTTGATTTTTAAATCCGTGATTTTTTGCAAAAATATAATTATCTGCAGTATTAATTCCAGATATTTCCATTCCAAAGCTAGGATAAAAACTAGAAGCAACTTTAACAAGTCTATTTGAATAATTTTTTCCTTTATTTTTTACATATATTTTAGTAATTGTATTTTTTGAATTTAAAGTATTAAATTGATGAAAACCAGAACTAATTCCAGTAATATTGATTGTATTAATACCAACTATAGAATCATTTTTATTTTTATGTAATTTTACTGATTTTGAATTTACAATTTTTATAAAGTAATTAGATTTATCAATTAATCCCGAAATATTCGCATTTCCATTTGTCGAATAGATTACTTCTTCATGATTGTCAAAATTGTGATTATTTAAAAAGGTAATAGTGTCTGTATTAATGTTTACTGATGTTCCATCAGCTTTTAATTTAGCAATAATTTTAGATTTAACTAAATTTGTTTCTAATACGGCACCTTCGCCATTTCCACCAGAAATAGTTACTTTTGGTTTTCTGTCATATCCAATTCCGGGAGAGTTGATTTTTACTTCTTCAATTGAACCAGAAAGAATTAAATGTGCATTACACCCAGACCCAATAGAATCTGAAATAATTAAATTTGGTGAATTTATAACGTCATAATTTTTTCCTGGATTTGTTACCGTAATAGAATCAACCATTCCATAATAGATATTTTCATCAAATAATGTAGGTGAGTATATTTCTACACCATTTGCAAGAATACCTACTTGTCGATTAAAAGTAGTTCTACTTTCTGGATCATCAAAATAATCAATAGAATCATTTAATTTAATTTTTTTTAATAATTTTTGATCTTTAATTATTTTATTTTCAAAACCAAGTTTATATACTTGATCTGATGTTATAGGATAATCAATTTGAACAAATTTTTCATTAAAAATATCACTATTACTATATGACAATTTAATTTGGTTGTCATTTATTTTTGTTACAAAATATACTCCTGTAGAAATTCCAACAGAATTTGAATTGTAATATATTTTATCTCCTGTTAAGAAATTATGATTGTTCGCAGTTAAAATGGTCGTACCAGACCCAACAGAACTAATATTTTTTTCTGTTGATGTGCATGTAATTTGATAATCAGGAAGACCAGAACAAGCAACATATAAGTATTCTTCATTTTTGTCGATATATGTATTTTGAACTGATGAAATTATATTTGAAACATTTGAAAAAATATTAGAACTTGATTTTATAAGTTTTCTTTTAATTTTACTTACATTATTTAAATTTAATGTTTTTGTTGTTTCTATGATAAATCTATTTTTAATTTCTCTTTTATCGCCATCTTCTACATTTGTAACTGTTGCTTCAATCTGTTCTTCGTCATCAAATATATAAATTTTTTGATTTTTATGTACAATTAAATTATCTTTTAAATATATTCTATAAGTATTATTTGTGAGAATTTCAATATTTTGAATATCATGATGAGTTGGAATATTATAAACCCAACTTGTAAATTTATAATCTTTTGAAATATTTTTACCAAAAGAACTTAAAGATATTTTATCTCCTTTTCTTAAGTTTGAAGATTTGTCAAAATTAACATTTCCTATTACATTAATAATTCTAAATTTTATTGGAGATATATTGTCAATATCAGATTCTACATAAGAATAAGCTAATTTATTCTCATAAATCAAATCACCAAATTGCAAATCATAAATGAGACCAGTAATATTTAATAATTGAGTATTTGTTTTATCTGTGTAATTTATTTCAATATTTCCATTATTTGTTTTTGCAATTACAGTACCAGAATATGCAAATCCAACTGTAGAATCTACATTAATAACTGTTGAATTTTTTGATATAGAATCAATTACTTTTGTGGTTCCGGTAAATTCAAAACTATTAATAAAGGAAGTTGAATCTAAAGAAATTTCATATAAATTCTTACCTTGAACGGGTCTATATTCAACATTATAAATTGAAGCCGAAGCAGTTCCAGAAGAAACTTGTTGATATAAAGTAGATCCATTAAGAAATAAAGGATCATCTCCGGAAACTTTTTCTACTAAAATATTTTTTGTTATGAAATAATTATTATCAGATGGCCTCAACATATATTCTTGAGGTTTGATTACTTCAATATCTTCACCAAAGAGAACTTTAAATAATATTTTAAAAGAGGTATCAGTTCCCTTTGATGTATAAAAATCTTTTGCTCTCGATAAAATATTTTCGACAGATATATTGGAAGTGAAACTTCTTTCTTCAAATCCTGGCAAAAATTGGTTTTTGAATTTTTTAAAAAATTCAAAAAAGAAAATATAATTTAAATTATTAATTATTGTTCCGGCAGAATGGTCTTCTGCTAAAGTTTTTGTAAAAGTTAAAAATTCTGGATTATTGTTATTTTCAAGATTTTCAATACCACTAAAACCACGTATACATCCAAGAAAAGAATTTTGTGTTTTTGATGTATATGTAATGATTTCATCGTTAATTTTTAATATACCATATTTGTCTGGATATCCAATTGTATGAGATGCATAAATTATATCATCAAATGATAAAATAGAAGATGTTAATTTTGATTGTAACTGAGAGTCTATTAAAGTTTCATTATTAAAATTTTCAATACTTTTATATTTTACAAGATTATTTGATAAATCAACTATACCCGTTTGATGTTCTTGTGAAATATAGTATTGATTTAAAAATTGTTTAAATGTGGGCGATTCTTCATTTAGAAACTCTGGTATTTGAGAATCTAAAATGTGATTAATTTTAACTCTTTTAATCTCAGACATTTATCTTGTGTACAATCCGTTAAGGTAACTTGAAGTGGAAGTGTATTGTGTAGCTGAAGTATTTTCTCCAGATTCAATAACATCTTCTATAGTATTTACCACAGTATTTGAAATATCTATTTGAAGATATATATCTTTCAATGCAATTATATCATTTGACTCTGGAACTGCTTCAATTTGAATAACACCGGTTTCAAGAGATGTGGAAGTAATATTAATTATATCTAGTATAATTTCGCCTTTTATATAATCAACTGTTCCTGCATTATTTTTTACAATTACTGGATTATTATCTATAAGTTTAAATAAAATAATTCTACCAGATGATAATGAAATTGGAAAATCTGTAATATATAAAGTTTCAGCAAATTCATTAATTTTAAATCCAGAGGATTTGATGCTATAATTATTTGTTTTTTGGTGAAATTTATTACCAAAACATATTTCATAAGTTGCAAATGTATTAAATGCTGGTTGTAAGTCTCTTCTCATTTTGACTTTTGTAATATTAGATGTAATTGCTCGATTTGTATTATCAATTAAACTATTAACTTTACTATACTTAAATCTTCCACCAAAACTATTTACGTCAGTTGATCTTGAATATATGTTCAAGGTATTAATGACTTGATTGCGAAGTACACTTGCATTTGCAGTAAATGACTGGTTGTAATATATTGTCGTATCCAATTCCACATAAAGATATTTCAAATCAATGATTTCAGGTCGAATTCCAGCAATACTATATTGTTTTAATTTTTTTCTAATTTCATTTTTTTTAATTTCTGATAAAAAGTTTCCATTTCTTGGTTTGATTGATATGAATACTTTTCCGTACTGTGGTGGATCCAATTCGTCTCCACCATAAGCAGATACTGAATCTACATTTGAATAGATATGTGGTATTAGTGCTTTATAGTCGTTTGCTGTGACTGCTCTGTATTGTGATGCATATATTCTTGGTGCAAGATATTTTATAGAATCTAATGCTTCGATGTCATCTCCATTTTGAGCAGATGCTGTTGTGGTTAATAGTGAAATTCCCGACGTAATTGTAATTGCGTTATTGTCCACAATTGAACCAGAAAATGTAAAATTGGATGCACCATTTGCAGTTTTTCCATTAGTTACAATATATGAAACCAGTACGATGCTTCCGTTATCTGGTTTCTTTCCTAATAAATTATCACCAAAAAGAATTTGATATTTTTCATCATTGATTTCTTGAATTAAAAATACTTTAGATTTTTTGTCAATATTTAAAATATTATCATAAAGTGAATATTTTTCGGTTGATGTTAAAGATACACTTACTCTGATCGTAGATGTGTCAATATCGGTGTTATCTAAAATGTATTTTTGGTTTGGTTGACTATAATCAATCGTAAAGGATTTAGTTAAATATGTTCCTTCATAAATTGATATATCATTAAAATATGCAATACCAGAATTATCAACTGTGGTTGTTATATCCGAAGGAATTGAAAATATATAATTGCCAGATTCAACAGCACCCAAAGCAACAATTCCTGCCTTTAATGTAACTGTTCTTGAATTTAAAGATCCCGTATTTACTGTAAATGATATTTTAGATTCGGCTGATTTTTTAGAACGAGGAACGTAACCAATATTTCTTGCAAGAGATACAACATTTTCTCTTAATGTTGCAGAATCAATAAATGACTCATTTGCTTGCATATTAGTATTATATGCAGTAATATAACTATTATAGGCTAAAACATCTATTAGAATTGAAAAATTAGATCCTTCAAAATCAAAATCACTAAAATCTGTATTTGCTCTCAGATAATCTTTAATCTGAGTTCGCAAATCATTAAAATCTAAATTTGTAAATTGATTAAATGACATTACACTTTTGTTGATTGTAAAATAAATTCTATATTCTGAGTCGCAAAAGGCATACCAATAATGTCATAAGAAATACTAATATTTAGATCATTACTATCTAATTCAGATTCAATGATCACATTATTTAATTTAATCCTATATTCATAATTATTAATTAAATTTGTTATTTCTTGTTCTAAAAATGTAGATATCTCAGAACTTTGTATTTCAAAAAGGGAGTTTTCAATAGATGTTCCTAATAAATTATTAAAAAATCTTTCTCCAATGCGAGTTCTTACTAAATTCATTACCGATCTTTTGATCGAATCTTCATTTTTTAAAACAGTTAAATCATTCGTAATTGGATGTCTAGTAAAAGACAAACTAATATCTTTAAAACTACGAGAAATTGTTACTGCCATTCATTTTTTTCTCTTTTATATATCTATAATACTTTTTACCAAATTTTTCCATAAGTTGGTTCAGTTCCATATTCCCAATCATCATAGTCTTCATCATTACGAATTTTTTCGTGAAGATCAGTTTGTTTTTTTAAACTATGATTGGGTGCCAAATCATGCATAATTTCTTGAATAATTCTTTTTGGTGGTTCTGTTTGATAATCCGTAATCAAATGAGTAGTTCCCCACATTTGACGCATATATTCTTTGTCTCTATCAACTGGCAAATTAGACATTTTAACTCCTGTTTTAAAAATAAAACAGAACTTTTATGATGGAGGTTTCTATCTCCAAATATATTTAACGATTTAATATTTTAAGATTATAATTATAAGAATTGAAATATTTTAAAAGTTCAATTGCAACAATTTTTGGATTTCCTTCGCCACAAGTGTAAATGTCAATTGCAATACATCCCCTTTCCGGCCAAGTATGTGCCGAAAAATGACTTTCTGATAGTGCAATTACTATAGTAAGACCTTGTGGTTCGAATTTATGAGTGAAAATATTTAACATAGTCATCTTTGCACGAGAAATCCCTCTTTGGATTACTTCCAATAGAGGGATTGACTCATTTAACAAATTGTATTCTACATCATACACCTCTAATAAGAGATGATTTCCCATAGAAAATTGTTCCAATAATTATGATGCTAAAAATTTATTTATCTTATCTTAAATATCAGCGTCCTTGACCTCGATACTTTTTTCGAGCGGAATTCCGACTTGTCTTCGAATACTTTGTATTCTTTCCTTGTCCTTGAAGTGTATTCTTAGGTATACTATCAATCTTTTGATCTTTCTTGTTCAGTGCCATTTTAATTTTTTCTCCTTTTGGTTCAAAAAACGGGTTTTGACGGGGTTTTTGCGTATTTTTTATAAGGACATCATAAGAAGTAGTTCCTATAACATCTCTGAGATATAGAAAAATACCTTCATAAGACTTATTTAAATCTCATAAAGGTATTCTAAGTTAAACCACTGAAAACGTCAAGAAATGTCTGAGAGATAATGCTCAGATCACTCTCATCTTTTCATGTCCGACACGAATCTGTGGATCACACCAAATCTCAAATCCTGCTTCTTTTGCATCAAGACAGAAAGATACATCTTCTCCACACATATCTTGTACTTCACCAGATTCAAAGACTTGCATCTTAGGAGCAAACCAAGGATATTCGAGATTTTCAAATACTCCTTTCTTAATCAATACCCAACCAAATCCTGTATAATCAACTGTAAATGGTTTACGTCTCTTACTCATTGTATCTAATGTTTCATGATTCATGACTCCTCCATTGCCTCTAAAATCGTCCTCCTCTAACCAATGAGCAACTGAGGTTGTATGACCATCCTCTGTACAATACCACCCTGCTGCGATGTCTTTATCCATTGCTACAAGACGATAAAACTTTTCAGTGTCAAATACAATATCACTATCAATCCAAAGTTGATAATCATAATTCAATTTTCCATCCCATGGAATTTGTTTAGGTCCTCTGAGAACATTTGCACCTAAACATTTGCAACGTGCAAAGTTGACCATGGAAGAATAATCCTGGGATATTTGAATGCTTGCACCATTCTGCACAAGATCAAAACATAACTGAACAAAATTCTTTAGATATGTATATGATACTCCACGACCTGGAAGACAAAATACAACCGATTTTCCTCTGATTAATTCTTTAGCTGCCTGTAAATTAAAATCACCTTCTGATGATGTACTTAATGGTGCCTTTGCTTTTACTGTAAATCCTTTTGCCATAAAAATTGAAATAGTAACGTTTACATTCTACCACCGCAAATCAAATTTTGCAAGGTGAATTTGTTTTATTTAGAGTAACTTCAATATCCTTGTCATTTCCCCCAGAAGTCCATACAAGTCCTCTGATAAGTTTCAGATTCTTCTGCAAATCATTCTGAGGAATTTGACTTAATATTGTAATTCCTTTTACATCAATATTATAAGTATTCATCTTCTTCGACTTTTCGAAGTAATTCTGTCAGTTCTTCTTTTAGTGAATTATTAATTACTAATACCTCATCTGTATCCAATCTTTGTTGAATTGTATCAATTAATAAATCTTTTTCAAATTCGTCAAATTCTAATTTCATCTTTTTATTTGTTTTGAGTCTTCAAAAATTATATAGGCATTATGATACTTTGATTTGTGTGATATTATGAGAGATAGACCTTTTTGTCATATTTTTTTCCTCGGAAATTTTTTTATAAAAGAGGTAAACACTTATGCGATTTGAAATGAACTCGTAATCACTCGCTCTCTTATGGTCCGTTGTAGGTTAGGGTAGTTTGCCTTTTTTATATCGGGGCATCGGTTTATAATAACAAACAAACAACGTTGAATATAACTGTCAAACAGTGCTGAATATAACTGTCAAACAGTGCTGTATAATAATATACACGAACAACAAAATGTTGTTTATTACACTAAACTATTTGATGTTATTGGAAACTATACCCAGGGTATATAAAATAACTATACCGGGGGTATTATAATTGGAAGAGCACGAAGAGTTTTCCACAGGACAATAGAGGTTTTCCACAGAACAATAGAGGTTTTCCACAGGTATTCCACAGGTTTATGAGGTTTTCCACAGGACGACGAAGAGTTTTCCACAGGTTTATCAGAGTTTTCCACAGGACGACGAAGAGTTTTCCACAGGTTTATCAGAGTTTTCCACAGGTTTATCAAAGTTTTCCACAGGGCAAATCTCATAAACCCTTACAAACACTACAATTAATTATAAACCTGTGGAAAACTTTTACAACGAACAGTTCTTATACTCTATACTACCACGAACAACCTGTGGAAAACTATTTTTCCACAGGACGAAGTAGTATCATACTCACAAATACACGAAGTTATTATCTCAGTTCACGAAGTTATTATATCACACGAAGTCGGGAGTTGTCAAGTGTCTCATAATGTGTTGGAAATCTTATAAACCCTTGGAAACACTTGACAAATAAGCAGTGCTGTCTTATAATTAACAGGCTTAGAAGACTATAAGAACTTATAATACTTCATAATAACACACATTACTCTATAAGAACTTATAATAACACACATTACTCTAGAAGAACTTATAATACTTCATAATAACACACATTACTTCACAATAACACAATATAACACATATGTTTTTAATAACATTAATTAACAATTTCCAATTGTATCAATAGTAACCACATATACTAATTTTATTGTGCATCACAGATAAGTGTAGTCAACAATATACACTGACCAAATGAATGAAGTATTCTAAATCATCTTTTTACTTAAAGTAGTGAGACTTCAGTGATATTGGAATTTGACTTTAACAATTGATCTAATAACTTTTTTCGATTAGACTTCTTTGACATATTCAACTCAACTTGAATTGGAATCTCTTCTGAAACTCTGTTCTCATAAGAGAATCTAACGTATACAGTTTGCATTTTCAGTAAATTCATCTAAGTTGATAGTATTATCTTGATATACAGGTGCATATAACAATGTATCATTCTCATCTATAGAGAATACACAACCACAGTTTTCTTTGTAAAGTAATATCATTGTGATTCAGTAACTAAACGTGCAGGAGAACCACAAGAGCGATAGAACTTTATCATTCTCTCTGCTTCATCAAGAGTTGAGAATGTTTGAGTTCTCCACTCTTCGATAAGTCCAACTGAAGGATAAGGTACTTGGTAACTAATGCGAAAAGTTGTTGCTGTTGAAGAAATCATTTTAGTAAGACATTGATTGATGGTAGAATAACTTACAACTTATATCAGTTCCAAATAACTTATAAGACAGTGACTCTTTGTATGAAAGGGATCTGCAATTACTACTTTTCTCACAATACCTAAATTGACTAATACATTTATCGAATTTTGTCTTTGTGCTAAATTATGTAATTGAACTCCGTTTGCCAGATCTTCTACGATTGATGATTGTGCTTTTGTGAGTTTCATTTAGATTGAATGAGTTTGTATAAGAGAATTAAAGAAACTAACCTTTGAGAATATCATCAATGATTTGATTTGCTGTAACTGCTAACTGATCTACTTTCTTTCTATTAGGTATAAATGAATTAGCATCAGGTACAGGTGCTTTATCTTCTACTGTGAGAGTATTAGATCCCATTGGTGCTTTAGATACTCTTGCAGACTGTGTGAGAGTGTTTAGAATACGTTCTGCCCTTTCTTGTATCATATCTTCTTTCTTCTGTTTATTGCGAATTGAGAGTTGTTGAGCATTAGTCATCACTCGTCCTTGAGCATTCAATTCAGCAATACGTGCCCAACGTTCTTGTTTCTGTTGAAGAGATTTTGTGATGATAGTCATTGTGAGGGGTTGCTTTTGGTTGATTACTCCGTAATCATAGCACGGGAGAGGGTGCTTTGGTCGATGTTATGTGCCAGAAGGATTACTGGCACAAGGTATCATTGAATCAACACAAGTTCTGCTACACGTTTCTCAGGAACTTTTTCTTGCAACTTAACATAAACATGATCAAGTTGGTCTATGATATTATGATAGTAATTTGCAAGATGAAAGTTAGCGTTCTCCTCAAGATTTTCTGCTTTATCAGTTAAAGTGCTGATAATATCCAGCAACTCACCAGAAGTAAGAGAAATTGAAGTCATAGTTAAAAATGAATTGTGTTTTGCTGAATAAATTATCAGGTTCAGGATAGTTTCTTCAGGTGCAGAAATGCCAGTTGAATAGGTTGCTCCTGAATATGAAAGAACACATAGTTAGGATGAACTTCAATGTCACCATCTACAGTGGAAAGATCAACATAATCATTTCCATCATTATCGGCAATGTAAGGATTTTCGTCAGTATCATAACCAACGAAATACAAAGTATCATTCACAGACACAGCATAAGCATCAGCAAGCAGGTCGTGAAATTGATCAAGAGTGATAGTGGTGTTAGTCATTGAATATCAAAAAGAGTGAAGAGTTCTTGTTGTGTTTTGGTGAATAAAGTATCAGGTTCAGGATAGTCATAAAGTTCTTCCTGAAACTCTTTGTAGTGATACAACATATCACGCAAAGTAGTCAGTTGTTTGTCAGTCAGTGCTTCTTCAATCATTAGAACTTTATCAAGCATTGTAAATGGCATCACGGCAGGCATTAGAAAACTTATCAGCAACTTTGGTATAATCTTCTAAACGTTTCATCCAATAACTTTTATTATCTACAGATTCTTCTTCATAACGTTTCATCAGTGCAACAGCACTATACAATGCGGAAATCATTTCAGTTTCCTCATTGAAAGTAAAACCAGGAATCACAGGCATTTGTTTTTCTCTCGATTACTCCGTAATCATAGCACGGGAGAGGGTGCTTTGGGAGTGTTATGTGCCAGAAGGATTACTGGCACAAGTGCGTCTGTACTAGGACAGATTTGAAATATATTTTCGCATCAAATGAACTCCCTTTGTAGTATCAAATCTTGTATCATATACCTTCAATAACTCTTCTACTAATTCTGCATATACAATCGGAACTCGAATTAGTTTTGTATCACCCGAGTTCTTGTATTTTGGTTGAAATACCATAGTTTTATATGTAACACATATATTATGTAGTAACTGTCTCACCCTCAACAAAA